TGCCACTCCCGAAGCGGCGGCCCTGCCATTGATCACATTGGTTAATTCATCGAAAGCGGCTTTGATGTCCGCTCTGGCTGCCGCGGGTGAATCTGTGCCCGCATTTAAATTTGTTGTTGAAACGTTTCCTGCTGTTCCCCAAGTCATAGTTGTTCTCCTTTTGTATTTACTTGTTTAAATTGTTCCTTATCCATTCGAGCCACACACACAGCATGACTAAAATCACTGCGAACACAAACCATGTCATTATGATGTTTGCTCCACAATGTTGCCATCATCATCCGACACCAATTTGGGCAGTCCCCTCACCACAAGATTCACCACAGCATCTGTGGCTGTCACTGCTGGCACCAAGAATTCTTCGCTTTGTGCTTCAACATCAACCAAAGCCACTGTGTCAGAATCAATGATGAATTCTGCTGTTGGAGTGGAGAAAGATCTTGTGATGTCTGAATATCTGATGTTGTCCACGTAGTAGTCACCTGATCCCACATAGTTGCCACCCCATTCAAAAGTGGCATTGCTCATGTCCCAGTTGTTGTTAGATATGTATGGTGTAACACCTGTTGCGCCCACATTCAGGTTGAGTGTGTTTGAATTTTTGTTTAGATAGAAATAATAAAAGTCACTGCCTGATGTATCTGTGCCCATGCTCACATATGAGGATCCACCATTGATTGAATAATAGAATTCAACCCCAGTGGAATCTGTGACACTCTTGACCCTGAAATCAAAACTTGGCGAAGTGCCTGACACCTTGAAGAAATAACCACCATCTGTTTCAATTTTCACCCATGCCTGCATGTTGAAATCGCCTGTGGTGACTCCTCCACCATCAAACCTGATTGCTCCATTGTCTGGCAAGTATATTGAATAGTCCCCCCACTTGCTGTGGTTGTCTGTGCCATTGGCTCCACCCAATTTTGAGATGCTTTTGGGCGAAGGTTCCACAAAGTCCTTGATTATGCCAGGCACTGTGCTGGAATCAACTGTGCCACCAATCAAGTTCCATACCCTGTATCTGGCTTGTGTTGGATCTGTGAGTGAACCCACAGTGACCAAAGGCACAATGAATTGTGTTGCTTCACCCTGTCCTTGCAGTGCTGTGAGTTTTGAATATTCTCTTGTGAGTGGTGCCAATCTCATGGTTTGACTGCCTCCATGTGTGGCTGAATCCCCTGTGATGGATTCTGTCTGTTCGACTGAATTCAAATCAGTTCTCACTGACACAATTTCAGCCAATGCGTCACTTTCATCAGTGACTTCCACAAGGAATTGGAAGTATCTTCCAGTGACTCCTTGCAGTGTCTGTGCCTGTCCTCCGATGATGACCGGATCCCCCGGCAACTGTGAAGATGAATCGATGTTGTCCGCGGCGAATACCTTGATGTTCACTGTGCCCACAGCCACCACTGAGCAAAGCGGATTAACATCCGCCACTCTGCCGAAGTCCTTGATTTCACTCCTGAATGTGATGGGATCACCAGCACCCAAGGTGTACAATCCACCTGTGCCTGTTTCCCACTCAGTGAGATCCTCCCAACTGGTGGATGAGTCATTGGTGTCATCCCAGGTGTACACCACACGTTTTATTGATCTTGAATCTGGGTCATAGTATTGCGTCATTGTGATAGATCCTCCTCTGTGGCAGTGCCGCTGACAATGGTTCGAGAGGCTCTAATGAAGCCACCATCTCTCTGTATGCTGTAGTTGAGAGCACCTTCAAGGTTTGGAAGGTTCACACTGTTGCTTTGTAAATTTTGGAATCCAAAGTTGCGTGGAGCCACAGAACCATCAGCATAGTGCTGGTCCAGTGTGCTGTTGTAGAACATTGGTCTGACCAACTTATCGATTGACAAGTTTTCCAGTGTGATCTGTGCGGTTATTTCATTGTCCGCCCTTGAAATGTTCACTTCATCGATCCTCACTAATTTGCCTGTGTCACGTGAGAACACATGGAATCTCATTCTATTGATGTTGGTGTCGGTTGGCACCACTATGTGGAACTGTATGCCTGCGGTCTTGCCATCGCCGGTTGGTTTGAACCGCACTCCTAAAGGTGCTTGAAAACCCTCCCTGAACACTATACTGGAGTTGATGGTGTTGAGTCCATCCAACAAGCAGTGTGCCTGTGTGAGTATGACACCATCATCTCTGGCATTGAATTGATCCATGCTTTCAGCCATGAATGAAGTCACCTTGCCTTGGATGATTGGGTCCGAGGGTGGCGGCAATGGTGCTGGTTCAGGTGGATCACCTGGTACCAAGTCGCCTGTGGAATCTGGATCTTGAGGTGGTTCCGGATCCTCCGGAGGTGCCACGCCGATGGGTGTTTCTGGATTGGCTGGTGATATGGGTGTCAGTGTGTACTGTGATGGTAGGAATGGCTGTGCTGGTATTTCTATCTGTTCGCCCGAAGTGTGTGGGTAAATGGTCGCATCATGTTCTCTGGCCTGTACTTTGACTGTGCCATCCTCATTGAAGTCCATGTTGGTTACCCTGAATGTCTGTGTGCTGAGATCCAACACATCGGATGTGACCCTGATGATGTCACCAGGTTCCGCTGCCAACAGTTCTGGTGTGGCATCGAATTCGATGTATCTTTGTTTCCTTGATTTCTCATAGATCATTTTGGCTATGTTGTATGCCATGTTCTTGTTGGCGATGGTAGCAAATTGGAACTGTCCAATGAGATCCTCTCCATCCGCTGTTCTATCCGCTGTGACCTTGTAGACCTGTTCCTGTTCAGTGAATTCGAGATCTGGGTCCACATATTTCACAATCACTTGATTGTACTTGTTTTGTTTCTGTTCACCCTGCAGTGACACTGATCCGACCAAATGATCTGTGGTTACATCAAACGCCGAAGTCACAGTGGTGGACAGGATGTCGGTGTCATTGCCACCATCTTCAATTTTTACTTTGTATCTGCCTTGTATGTAAGGCATGAATGCCCTGGCACCAGTGAGCAGTAATTTGGCATTGTCCATCAATCTTGTGTTGGTGCTGAGCACAGCATTACAAGTGAGTATCTTGCCATCTTGTGTGCCCGAATAACCCACTGACCTGTTGCACTTCAGTGCCGCTGTCTTGAAAGCATCCGCATTGATCTCTGATTTGTCCAATCCCACTCCATAGCGTGGATTCATGAGATAATCTCCCAGTGCGTTAATTGGATTATAGGAATATGCTTTGGTTAGATCTGCGTAGTCATTGGCAAGATCTTCTCCACCGCCATGTGTGATGAAATTGAATACTTTTTTACCGCACACATCGAATTTCACATTGGGGATGCCTCCGGTGTATGGGTTGTTGTCTGCGTCGGCCTGTGATTCTATCTTCTTCCATTCATAACGCATCACTGCGTAGGCCACTCCCGGTAACTTCCTTTGTTTGTTGCTCCAACTGGGTGATTGATTGGCCAGCCTGCTCTGATCTTGGCTTTCTGTGCCAGCGAACACTTGCAGTTGTAGCCTGCCTGCGTATCTGCCCTTGTCGATGTTATGCACTGTGTTGAATGCGAATGTGCCACCACCACTGGCATTGTGTACCTGTGCGTCATCGATGAATATCCTTTGGATGCTGTGTATCTCACCTTCGGCGATCACATACACCACCCATAAAAACTTGTTGTTGCTGTCCCCTGTTTCGGCAAATATCACCCTGCCGCCCACTCTCCTGAATCCATAAATCACTGGAATGTCGAGATTGGAGCCTGCCTTGGTTAGTGTGACACCTTCAGCATCCTGTGATGTGTTGATGTCCGGTATGTCCGGAGTGAAACCACCGAATATGCCAGAAAAGAACTTGCCGATGCCTTTGATGATCTTTTTGATGCCACCGATCACCTTCTTGATTATCTTGGTTATTGGATTCCTTCTACCCATTGTTGATCTCCTTGATGTAGTTGGTTCCGCATGGCGTCATCAACCTGCTGTAAAAATTATCAGCGGACTTGAGATAGTCTTCATTGCTGTGCCATTGTGTGTCGAAGGCCCTTGTGGAGGCATTGAAGTACACACAGTCATTTTCCTTGAAAAATTGTTCACAAGCGTCGAACAGGCTCTTGGCAAGGAAGCCATTCCTGTGTGATTGATTGATGTGGAACAGTTCGATGTTGCCTTCTCGGTGTTGATTGTAGTACAATTCGAATATTTGGCACAGTGCGTAGCCTTCTATGGCTCCATCCTTGGTTGCCAATATGATCTTGTAGTTGGGATCTATCACGCACTTCCTTGCGTAATCAATCATGAGATCATTGTCCAGTGTGCCCACTCCTGCTCCCACTTCATTGGCCTGTTGTTTGACCACTTGTAGTAGTTCATTGAGATCTTTGATTTGAAAGTCTTTGATCATTATGTCTTGCCCCATTTTATTTCTTCCAACATCCTGTATGAGTATTCCATGCCATCATCTTGTGGATGTTCTCTGTGGAATGAGTCTTGGTTGGTCCTCCTGCCATTCACTTTGTCAAAGTTGGCGAAGGTTGATGACACATTCAGTGCTATGGTACAGGTGTCTCTGGCATCTTCCACTCCATAACCACTGATCTTGCCCTTGAACATGATGATGGGTGTGTCTATGATGGAGTTGTCTGTGGGATCCAAGTAGGCGGATCGCATGATAACTTCCTTGTTGATGATGCCGGATGTGGCGAATGTTTGTATGTTGGCAGTTTTCAATCCTGATATGGACAGCGTGAGTCCTGTGATGATCAATTCCGCATTTTCTTCCACGTTGCTCACTGCCAAGAAATCTGCCTGTGCTTCATAGGTGTTGGAATTGAAGTCCACATCGAATGGAGCATCTGTGTAGTAAACTGTTGAAGAAGGTGTGGTGATTTCCACAAGGAACACTTTGACTTGGCTGAGGCTTGCGAGTCTGCTCTGTATGGTTGCGGATAATCCTCTGGCCATTACACTTCCTCTAATACATCTATTTCATAGGTCACAGTGTCATTCACTGCGTATTTGAATTGTTGTATGTCACCATTCAAGGTCATTCTGAATGGCACGTCATCCAATGTCACTGCGGATGATCCATCTCCCACTTCCGCTTCCATGAGATTGGGTGTGATGTTCACTGTGGCGGCACCTGATCCATCTGTGGTGACGTTGGCA